ATGACACGAATGCTAATCAGAGCAGCCGATGGAGCCGTGCACACTGGTAGCGCAGTGTCATTCGTCCTCGGCATCATTAATTATTTCTCACAGAGCGAATGGATCATCCTCGGCGTCATCTTCGGCATGTTCTGCTCTGCGTTTGGTATTGCCCTCGGTACTTACTTCCGCTGCCGGCGCGAGCGGCTTCTGCGTGATTGGATAAAAAAACGCACGGAGACGATCGACACGGAAGAGCTTGAAATGCTGGAGCGTGAGTGATGGGGAATAAATCAAAGCTCAGTGCCGTAATGCTGGCGCTGATCGCCGCTGGCGCATCAGCCCCGGTGATGATGTCGCAGTTTCAGGAAGAGAAAGAAGGCCAACGCCAGACAGCATACCAGGACGGAGTCGGCATCTGGACAATTTGCGGCGGCGTGACGATGGTCAACGGCCAGAAGGTTGTTAAGGGCCAGCGCCTGACCGCTGAGCAGTGCAAGCAGATTGACGCCGCCGAGCAGAAAAAGGCGCTCGATTGGGTGGATCGCAACGTCAAGGTAACGCTGACCGAACCGCAAAAAGTCGGTATTGCCTCGTTCTGTCCGTGGAACATCGGCCCTGGAAAGTGCTTCACCTCCACCTTTTACAAAAAGCTGAACGCCGGCGACCGCATTGGCGCCTGCCGCGAAATCCGCCGTTGGATATATGACGCTGGCCGAGATTGCCGCATTCGTTCTAATAACTGCTATGGACAGATCCTGCGGCGCGATCAAGAGGCCGAGCTGGCTTGCTGGGGACTGGATAAATGAAGCCCTTACTCATTCTTGGCGCTGCCTCAATCGTCTTGGTTTCTGTGCTTTGCGCTGTGGTTAACTACTACCACGATGAAGCAAATAGGCTGGAAGGCGATGTTAAGCGGCTACAAAGCGACAATGGCCTACAGGCGAAGATAATCGCCACACAGGCGTTTCTGTTCCAGCGCGCGAACGAAATCAGCAACGCGGCGAATCAGTACGGCATCAACACCGACGCAGCCACCCAGGGGAAAGACATTGAATACCGGACGATCCTCAAGAATCAGCCGACGTGCGATCTGGCTGTGCCTGCCGCTATTGCTGGTGGGTTGCTCGACTACACGCACCGTCTACGTTCCCGCGCAATGTCAGCCGATACCGGCTACGCTGACGCAACCGGTGTTGGCGCCACTGCCTCCGCCCCCCTGACATATTGTCAGGCGGTGCTGTGGATTGATCCGTTGCTGGCGGCGCTCGACAAGGCTAACAACCAACTGCTGGCAATAAGGTCGCTTGATGTTGAGCGAAAATAGAAAATTCTGCAAAAGGCATTCGCTGAGTGCCTTTGACAGAATAAATACGCTGAATTCATGGGGTGCGGTCAACTGCGCCGCCGAGTTTATAGTTTAAGAGGTAGTGAATAGTTCTAAAAGGAGTCGAAATGACGCTGACAGAAGAACAGAAGGCGCTTTTCGATGCCCTGACGAATCTGCAAAAGAAATTCGTTACCTGCCTATTGAATGGCGACCGCCAGGCGGAGGCCTATCGTAACGCGGGGGGGAAAGCGAAGGGCGACGGAGTCCACTCGAAAGCCGCCGTGATGGTAAGAAATGGTAATGTCCAAGCCTTCCTCAAGTCCGTGCAGTACGAAGCCATCAACGAGGCGATCATGACGCGCACTGAAGCGCTTGAGCGTTTGTCGAAGATGGGCCGCACATCGCTGAGCGATATCGCAGAATTCCAAAACTGCCAGATAGGCGAGGACGAAGAGGGCAAACCGGTTTATCAAGCGTCCTGGTCATTCCGCGATTCAGCGTTGCAAGACCCTGAAGCAATGGCGGCCGTTGCCGAACTGACGACGGGCAAGGACGGCATCAAGTTGAAGATGCACGATCCTAAGGCGGCGATTAAGCAGCTCGGTGAAATGATGGGCTGGGAAGCACCGAAGAAAACCGAACTATCCGGCCCCGGCGGTGGTGCTATTAAGACCGAGAACACCAACATGTCAGCCGAAGAGGCGGCAGAGGCCTATCGTAAGCTGATGGGGTAAAACTGCTGAAAACACCCCGGAAATTCAATTTCAGGGCTATGCAAAAACACTCCTGTTTTATGCATCATTTATGCAGTCCGTTTCTGACCGCTACGGCGAGAAAACCCTGACAAATCATCCACTGAGCGTAATCAGCGGGTGAGTGCTGTTTCGCCGGTGCGGGTAACGGTCATTATGTTAAATAGCCCCATTTTTCACACATTTTTCCCAGAGTAGCGAGCTATGCCTATTCCGTTCCCGTTCGACTTCAAAAACCCGGATTACACCCAGGTGTTCGAATGGCGGATGGAGCGCCTGCAGCGCATCAGGGCTAACCCGGAAACACTGCCTGCTATTCGCGAGTTTTACCGCACCAACCCGGCTCAGTTCATTATCGACTGGGGCATGACGACCGACCCCCGCAACATCGACTATGGTCTGCCGGTGACAATCCCGTTTCTGCTGTTCCCCAAACAGGAGGAGTGGATCCACTGGATTATGACGCGCCGGGAAAACATGGAAAACGGCATCACGGAAAAGAGCCGTGAGATGGGGCTGAGCTGGACGGCGATCGGGCTGGCATGCTCGCTGTGCCTGTTCAACAAAGAAATGGTGATTGGCTTCGGTTCCCGCAAAGAGGAATACGTAGACAGCACCGGTGACCCGAAGGCGCTGTTCTGGAAGGCGCGCAAATTCGTTGAAACGCTGCCAGTGGAGTTTCGCGGCAGCTGGAACGAAAAAAAACACGCCCCCTATATGCGCGTTGAATTCCCCGATACGGGCGCCGTTATCAAAGGCGAGGCTGGCGATAACATTGGACGCGGCGACCGCACCACGCTCTATCTGGTGGACGAGGCGGCATTCTTGCAGCGCCCTTTGCTGATCGACGCTGCGCTGTCGCAGACAACGCGCTGCCGTATCGATTTGAGTTCGGTCAACGGCATGGCTAACCCATTCGCCCAAAAACGTCATAGCGGAAAAATCCCGGTATTCACGTTTCACTGGCGCAGCGACCCGCGTAAAGACGATGCCTGGTATCGGAAGGAATGCGACAAGATCGATAACCCGGTGGTGGTGGCGCAAGAGCTCGACCTCAACTACAGCGCATCCGCCGAGGGCGTGCTTATCCCGTCCGATTGGGTTCAGGCCGCTGTTGATGCGCATATCAAGCTGGGTATTCAGCCTACCGGTAAACGCCTCGGAGCAATGGACGTTGCAGACGAAGGGCGCGATAAAAACTCATTTTCTACCCGTCACGGCTTCCTGCTGGAGAACGTCCGCGAGTGGTCAGGCGTCGGCAGCGACATCTACCAGTCGGTTGAGAAGGTTTTCGGGTTCTGCGACGCGGACAACATCGATGAGTACCGTTTCGACGAGGACGGATTGGGGGCTGGTGTTCGCGGCGACGCCCGCGCCATCAACGAGCTGCGTAAAGCCGCCCGCCGGCCGATGATTCTGGCGACCCCATTCAGGGGAAGCGGCGCGGTATTCGATCCCGACGATGAAGCGGTACGCGGCGACAACGGACAGCAAGCACGACTAAACAAAGATTTCTTTGCCAATGCCAAAGCGCAGAGCTGGTGGCGTTTGCGCAAATTGTTCCAAAACACCTACCGCGCGGTTGTCGAAAAAATGCCGTACAACCCCGACGAAATCATTTCCATCAGCAGCACGATGGAAAGCAAAGACAAACTCATCATCGAACTTTCACAGCCGACCTACTCAATCAACGGGGTGGGGAAAATCGTTGTGGACAAACAGCCTGACGGCACCAAATCGCCCAACCTGGCCGACTCGGTGATGATCAGTTACGCGCCAATGAATTCAGCCCTGAATATCTGGGAGCTGTTAGGGAGACATGCCTGATGGCACGAAATAAACCCACCTCGAAACGGACAGCACAAGCCACCGCTGACGGGTACGAGAACTTTGTCGCCCGCGTTGGGATGCAGACCCCTAACCAGCATTCAGCATCGACTTACCGGGCAAACTTCACCAGTCGCAACCGCATGATGGTTGAGTGGTCATATCGCTCATCCTGGGTGATTGGTGAAGCCGTAGACGCCATCCCTGACGATATGACCCGCAAAGGTATTCGCATCACGTCAGAGATTGACGCGAAAGACCGTGGCGTTATTGAGTCGCAGTTGGACAATATGCAGATCTGGGATGCACTGAATGACGTGCTGAAATGGTCAAGGCTTTATGGCGGTGCGGTTGGCTTCATCATGATCGAGGGGCAAGCGCCGTTTACGCCGTTGCGCCTGGAAACGATTGGCGAAGGCAAGTTTAAGGGCATCCTCCCGCTTGACCGCTGGATGATTAACCCGGTGCTCACCCGCCGCATTAAAGAGATGGGGCCAGACCTCGGTAAGCCCGAATTCTACGACGTTGTGACGACCGCCACGGGCATTCCAGCCTGGCGGATACATCACAGCCGCCTGATCCGATTCGACGGCGTTACGCTGCCATTCCAGCAGAAAATGACCGAGAACGAATGGGGGATGTCAGTTGTAGAGCGCATCTGGGACAGGCTGACCGCATTCGATAGTGCTACCGTAGGCGCTGCGCAGCTGGTTTACAAAGCACACCTGCGCACCTACAGCGTGGAGAAGCTTCGCGAACTGATCGCGCTTGGCGGCCCTGCGTTTGAGGCACTTCTGAAAAATATCGACCTTATCCGCCAGTTCCAGAGCAATGAGGGCATGACCCTCATGGATACCAAGGATAAGTTTGAAACGCACCAGTACAGCTTCAGCGGGCTGGATGACGTCATTTCGCAGTTTGCAGAACAGATTAGTGGCGCCGTCGGCATTCCGCTGGTGCGCCTGTTCGGTCAGTCACCGAAAGGTTTCTCAACGGGTGATGCTGACCTTGCCAACTACTATGACCGTGTCAGCTCATTGCAAGAGCGCCGCCTGCGCCTTCCGCTTCGGAAGGTGCTGGACATTATGCACCGTTCTGAGCTCGGCAAGGAGTTGCCGGAGGACTTCACCTTTGAGTTTAACCCGCTGTGGCAGATGTCCGACGTTGACCGCTCAACAGTGGCGGTGAACACTGTGACGGCCATCAGCACTGCGCTGAATGACGGGCTGATGTCGCCAAAGGCTGCGATGACGGATTTGCGCGAAAACTCGGACGTTACGGGTATTGGTACATCGATTACTGATGAGGACATCGATAATGCGCAGTCGCAGTATGAGGAGCCTGAACTTGAAACCGGCCCTGCGCCGGCGTTCCGAAATCCAGTATCAGAAAAGCCTACTGGGGATAGTCAGTCAGATAAATCAGATCGTAACTGGCTCCTACGATGGTTCCCAGGCAAGCGCTGACACGGTAGCCGATCACCTCATCGACTACTCTCAGGTGCTGGATGACTGGGCGGCAATGGTCGGCCAGAAAATGTTCCTGCAGGTGGAGCGTGAGGAGTGGAACCAGTGGAAATCGGTATCACAGCAGATTTCCGTGGGGCTTCGTGATGTAGTCGGCAATACGCCGATCGGCCAGGTGACACAGGATATTGTCTACCGGCAAATCCAGTTGATGAAGTCCCTGCCGCTGGAAGCCGCCGACCGTGTTCGCGAAATCCAGCAGCGCGCTATACAGGCCACCATTCACGGCGAACGCCCAGACGCGCTGTACGAAATGATCATGCAGTCCGGTGATGTGGCGGCCAGTAGGGCGAAGATGATTGCCCGCACGGAGATCGGACGCGCCACGGGCGCACTGACGCAGGCCCGTGCGCTGGCGGTTGGTTCTGAGGGTTATTGGTGGCGCATTGAAGGCGCTGGCACGCGACCATCGCATAAAAAAATGCGGGATAAGTTCGTTTACTGGCACAACCCGCCGACGCTGGACGGCATGACCGGTCACGCCGGATGTCTGCCGAATTGCAAATGCTGGTCTGAAGTTCACATCCCTGGGCCGAGAAAGTGAAAAATGCGGGCTTCGCTATCAATTCTCGCTGAACTGCAATAGCGGTGAATTGTTGCGAAAATGTTGTAGTGAAAAACGTGGGCTTTCAGCCGAGAAAGTTGAGAGTTTTACGTCTCTCAGCCCCCATTTGCATCGAGTGCCGATCGCGTGGTGCGCAAAAGGTCTATTATGTTAAATACGTCGGAAATCGGCGAAATTATCCCTCTCGAAACTGGTCGCGCACGCGGCCTTTTTTATGCCCGCCATTCAGCAGGTAACCCATGAAATATTTCTTTGAAACCCGACTGGGTGAGACGCGCTATACGCTGGCTGATGGCTCGCTGCTGTGTAAGGACGTGCCGATCGCCCGAACAGGTACGCAAGTCTACTCGGCCAAAGACCTGCCGAATCTGAAGCCGAACGCAGCGGGAGAAATCATCGTCAGGCGCTCGCCAGAGCAGGTATTCGATCCTGCCACGCTGGCCTCGTTTGAGGGGATGAGCATCACGGTGCTGCACCCGGAGGACGCGGACGGCAACGTTCGCCTGATCAATCCGCAGAACTGGAAAGAGCTGGCACATGGTCATATCCAGAACGTTAGGCGAGGGACGGGTGACCAGTCCGATCTGATGCTGGCCGATATCATCGTCAAAGATGAGTACGCCATCCAGTTGATCGAGGAAGGTCTGCGGCAGCTGTCATGCGGCTATGACGCGGAGTACGAACAAACGGCCCCTGGTACAGCCGACCAGGTGGATATCAAAGGAAACCATGTGGCTCTTGTTCCAAAAGGCAGAGCCGGAAATCGTTGTGCAATTGGAGACAGAGACACAATGGCAACTCAAAAGAAAAGCTGGCTACAGCGCCTTCGTTTCGCCCACAAGACTGGTGATGCGGACACGATGAACGAACTGCTGGACTCTGCTCCGGCAGCCGTAACAGTGGATGAGGGGGATTTGCCAAGTGGCGTAAACCTCAACATCAATCTTTCACCTCAGCAGCCGCTCCCGAAGAAAGATCCGGAGATGGGCGGCGAGCCTACCGGCGACGGCGAGGACGATATCAAAACCTTGCTGAAAGCGCTGCTGGCAAAACTCGAAGGGACGCCAACTGGTGACAATGGCGAGAACCCTGAAGACAAGAACAAAAAAGAGCCTACCGGCGACGGCGAGGACGACGAAGAAGAAACGACCATTACCGGCGATTCTGCTTACCGTGCGGAAGTCATCGTTCCCGGTATCGACCTCAGCCGCAAGGTGAAGCCAACCGCCTTTAAACGTGACGTGCTGGCCGCTGCCGATAAAGCGCTGGTTCGCCAGGTGGTGGGTGACGCTGATATCAGCAAACTGCCGAAACAGTCGGTCAACATGGCGTTTAACGCCATCTCTGAGATTGCGAAAGGTCGCAATACCCGAGAAATCACAGGTGACGCGCAGCGCCTGAATCTTGGCCCCCAAAACATCTCCGCCCTGAACAAGCAGAACGCCGAATTCTGGTCTAACCGAAAAGGATAAAACAATGACTTCATATCTGTACCGGATGCCTGTGGGCATTGCCGGGGCTATCTCTCGCCCGCAGGATTTGACCGTAGAGCCGGTAATCCTCAAATCCGCTAACGCCTTCCCGGCTTATGGCCTGGCGGGCAAAATCGACGCAGACGGCTTCTTTGTACCGCTGGCTGACGGTGACACCGCCGACAAAGTGAAAGGCATCTATGTGCGTCCTTACCCAACCACGTCGCAGCCTGACATGGTTCGCCAGGTAGGCACCGACAAGAACTTCCCCGGCGATGCAATGAAGCGTGGCTACATGACCGTCAACGTGGGTTCCGATGCCAGCACCATCAAAAAGGGTGCGCCGGTCTACATCGTCGTTTCCCCTGACGCTTCTATCGATGTTCCCCTGGGCGGTTTCATGGCGACGCTGGTTGCCGACAAAACCGTTCTGCTGCCTAACGCAGAATTCACTGGCGCCGGCGATGCCGACGGCAACGCTGAAATCTCCTGGAAGATTTAAGGAAAAGACGAATGATTACTTTTGATCAGGCAACCGTTGATGCCTCCGGTGCGTTTCTCATCGGCGAACTGGAGCGCCTCGACCAAACGCTGAACTTGCCGCTGGTGGGCTATACCTGGAGCCGTGATATTAAGCTGCGCGAAGATGTGTCGATTGCTGATGACATCTCCAGCTGGACAAACACCAGTTTCGGCGCAGCCGGTACTGGCGCAAACCCGAACGGCAAGAACTGGATCGGTAAAGACTCTACCGCCATCGCGGGTGTGAACGTCGATATCGGTAAAGACGGCAACCCACTGAACCTGTGGGGCATGGAGTTGGGCTGGACTATTGTTGAGCTGAAAGCGGCGGAGCAGGTTGGTCGCCCGATCGATACCCAGAAATACGAGGGTATGCAGCTCAAGTGGCAGATGGACAACGATGAGCAGGTTTACATCGGCGATGATTCACTGGGGCTGAAGGGATTGACCAACCTGGTCGGCGTTACGCTGAACAACGCGCCGAAGACCTGGGCAGCATCCACCAATGACGAAATTCTGGATAGCGTGAACAGCATTTTGTCGAATGCCTGGGCAGCATCTGGCTATTCCGTTGTGCCTTCTGACCTGCGTATTCCGCCTGAGCAGTATTCTTTGCTGGCAAGCCGCAAGGTTTCCGAGGCGGGCAACATGTCTCTGCTGAGCTATCTCTCGGTTAACACCATTGCATACCATCAGAACGGCGTGCCGCTGGAGATCAAGGCCGTCAAATGGCTGAAGAAACGCGGTGTGGGTGGCAAAGATCGCATGGTGGCTTACACCAACGACAAGAAATATGTCCGCTATCCACTGGTTCCTCTGCAGAGCGTGCCTATTCAGTATCGCGGCCTGTACCAGATCGCCACCTACTACGCCAAGCTGGGTGCGGTTGAGCCGGTGTACAAAGAAACCCTGTCCTACGTGGACGGCATCTGATCACCAGAACGGCCCCGAAAGGGGCCTGAAGGATTACCGAAATGACGAAAGAAAAACTGGTTACGATCCACGTACACACCCCATTCAAACTCACTCACGCGGATAACTCGGTGCAGGAGTTCGGCAAGGGGCGTCACAACGTTCCCGAGTCTGTGGCCGCTCACTGGTTTGTCGAAGCGCACACCGAAGCGCTGGGCGATTTCACCCCGCCAAATATCGACGAAGCCGGCGCGCAACGCATTGCTGAGCTGGAAGGCAAGGTTACCGAACTGCAGCAGCTTCTGAAGATTGAAAAGGACAAGGTGGTAGAGCAAACCGAACAGTTGCAGGCTGCTGCAAACGGTCTGGTTGAGCGCAATGAACAAATCACCGCACTTAACACCCAGGTAGCGGATCTGACCGCACGACTGGAGAAATCCAATGGAGCAGCCAAGAAATAAGGCGCTGCCAACGCCTGCAGACTTTCGCCGCGACTTCCCGCAATTCGCTAATGCCGCCACCTACCCAGAAGCGCAGATTCAGTTTCGCCTTAACCTGGCTGACATCCTGCTGAGCGAGAAAGTAACTGGTGCCAAAATATTCCCCTATCTGGTGGAGCTATTTGTGGCCCATTACATGGCGCTCTTTGCTCAGGATCAGCGGTCTGCAGCTGTCGGCGGTGCGGGCGGTGCATCCAGCGGCGTCCAGACATCAAAATCGGTTGATAAAGTCAGCGTGAGCTATGACTCAAGCGCGACGCTTAACCCTGATGCTGGATTCTGGAATAACACGCGATACGGTGCTGAGTTCTGGCAACTGATCACGATGTTCGGGGCAGGTGGCCGGCAGCTATGAAAAGCGGACTCAAGGTCAGGAAGGATAACGCCGACTCGGTGCTGTCGTCTTTACGCTCTCTGTCAAAAATGGATGTGCTGGTGGGCATTCCAGAGGCTAACGCAACGCGTGAAGATGGCGAGAGCCTGAATAACGCGGAGATCGGCTATCTGCAATCTACCGGCGCCACGGTGCAGCTTGGCGGCCAAACCGTCACGCTGCCACCACGCCCGTTTCTGGATATGGGGATCGAGGATACCAAGCCGCGAACCACTGAGCACCTGAAAGCGGCGGCCGTGGCTGCGCTGAACGGAAAAACGGAGGCGGCGCAGCGGGAGCTTGAAAGCGCTGGACAGATTGCGCGGGATGGCGCCAAGGCGGTCATTGGTGCCGGTGACAGGCTTCACCCGCTCTCTGAGATGACGAAGGCTAACCGGCGCGCCAGGGGCATTCCCGGCGACAAGCCGCTCTATGCGCATGGCTACCTGCTGCGCTCAATCACTTACGTGGTAAGGAGTAAATAATGCCGCTTCTCGACGTGACCGAGGTGCTGCTGGATCCTGATTTTGTCGATACAACGTTGGTTTGCCACCGGCAGATTCAGGAGCGTGACGACGACAACTTCACGACCAACACTCAGCAGGATGTTCCTTTCTCCGGTGTGGTGACCGTTGACCGCTCACTGGAAGCGCGCCGTATGGCCGCCGGCCAGAACATCAACGGAGCCATTCTTATCGTGACGCAATTTCGGCTCACACAGGGCCAGCCTGGCCTTGATGCGGATGTCGTTACCTATCGGGGCAGGAAGTACCGCGTGACGTTTGTTGACCCGTACACGGCGTATGGCGCGGGGTTCGTTCAGGCACACTGTGAGCTGATGGAGTTTGACGGAGGATCACCCGTTGAGTAACGACAGCACAGCGCCCGGATACCTGACGCCGGTCAGCGATGGGCCAACCTACGACGAAGCGCTGGAACGCCAGCTGAGTCGGTGGATTCGCGGCGTTACCGGCATGGACAAGGGAGATGTTTACCCGCGCTGGACTGACCCACAACCACAGATACCGAAAAACGGCACCACCTGGTGCGCATTCGGCATTACTGGCGTGCAGGAAGACGCCAACCCCGCGTATATCCAGGGCGCTGAAAACGCCGAACAATGGTCGCACGAAACCATCGATATTCTGGTGTGCTTCTACGGCCCGCAGGGAATGACGGTAGCAACCCGTTTCCGTGATGGCCTGTTTGTCTCGCAGAACAATGACGAGCTGAAAAACAGCGATCTGACCCTGCTCGACTGTGGGCGGATATTCAACCTTCCAGAACTCATCAACAACCAGTGGGTGCGCCGTTATGACATCGCCGTGCGCCTGCGTCGCAAAGTGATCCGCGAGTACGGCATCAAGTCGCTGGTGGACGCGTCTGTTAAATTCTTCGGAGAGTAATTATGGCTCAGCAGGGTGGTTTACCCGTCCGTAACGTTATTGACGTCACGGTAAATATGGCCTTGCGCGCTGCGCAGGCTCGAAACTTTGGTTCGCTGCTGATTATTGGAGCATCGACAGTCATCGACGCCAGCGAACGGATGCGTTCCTATTCCGGTATCTCAGGGGTGCAGGCAGATTTCGGTATCCAGGCACCTGAGGCGTTAGCCGCTCAGGTTTACTACTGGCAGCGCCCACAGCCGATCGACCTGTATGTTGGTCGCTGGGTTAAAGAAGATACCGCCGCAGCGTTGCGCGGGGCAATCCTGACCACTGCACAGCAGGCGATGACCAATTTCACAACCGTGACCGATGGTGCGATGAAAATCAGCATCGATGGGACTGTCAAAACGGTCTCTGGCGTTGACTTGTCGGCAGAAACAAATCTGAATGGCGTCGCCGCGCGTGTGGCTGAAAAGCTGACCACGGCGAACGTCGTCTGGGATGCGAACAACGCACGGTTTGTGGTGACCTCGAAAACCACAGGTGAGACGTCCGCAGTCGGCTTTGCTACACCAAACGCAACGGGAACCGATATTTCCGCGCTGATGGGTATTCTTGAAGGCACCGGCGCTAAAATTATCGCCCGCCAGCCGGCGGAAACCATCGCTGAATGCGTCGCGAAATTTATCGACCTGTCGTCGAAATGGTATGGCCTGTATATCGCTGAGACGATTTCTGATGATGAAGTGCTCGCAGTTGCCGGCCTGATCCAATCCGATGACGTTTCCCGTATCTACGCCCATACCACGCAAAACACTGCCGTGCTCGACGCGGACAATAACACCGACATTGCCAGCCGGCTGAAAGCCGCCGCTTTTGGCACAACCTGCGTGCAGTATTCCAGCCAGAGCCCTTACGCTGCTGTGTCGATTCTGGGCCGCGCATTCACCGTAAACTTCAGCGGATTCAATACCACGATCACCTTGAAGTTTAAGCAAGAGCCGGGGATCGTCGCGGATACGCTGACGCAAACTCAGGCGCTGACCCTGCAGCAAAAAAACTGCAACGTGTTCGTCAATTACGACAACGACACGGCGATCTTGCAGGAAGGGGTGATGTGTAATGCCGACTTCTTCGACGAACGCCACGGCCTGGACTGGCTGCAGAACTACGTGCAGACCAACTATTACAACCTGCTCTATACCAGCAATACCAAGGTTCCTCAGACCGACGAGGGCGTTACCCGACTGCTGACCAACGTAGAGGCCTCGCTGGCGCAGGGGGTGGAAAACGGCCTGATTGCTCCGGGTGTGTGGGGCGGAGATAGCTTCGGCGCGCTGAGTACGGGTGACACGCTGACCAAAGGCTATTACACCTACGCACCGCCGATTGCCCAGCAGGTTCAATCTGAGCGAGAGGCGCGCAAAGCGCCGGTGATCCAGTGCGCAATCAAACTGGCCGGCGCCGTGCACTTCGGCGATGTCATTATCAACGTTAACCGCTAAGGAGCCGGTAAATGTCAACGTATAGCTTTTTAGACGTATCGGCCAGCATCACAGGTGTTGGCGGTTCTATCGATCTTGGTAATGGCGCTGCCACTTCTGACGAAGGGATCACCGTCACCATGTCGGAAAACAAGAACACCATGGTGACCGGTGCTGACGGGGAGGTGATGCACAGCCTTCACGCGAGTAAATCAGGCACGATCACCGTGAGCCTGCTCAAAACCAGCCCAGTGCATGCCAAGTTGTCGGTGATGTATAACGCACAGTCCCAGTCTTCGGCGACGTGGGGGAACAACGTGATTGTCATCCGAAACAAGTCCAGTAACGACATGACCACGGCCCGCAGTGTGGCATTCCAGAAACAGCCAGACCATACCAACGCCAAAGACGGCAATACGGTTTCCTGGGTGTTCGATTGCGGCAAGATCGACCAACTGCTCGGCACGTTTTAAGGGGTAATTCATGGAATTTGAAATTAAGGGCCAGAAGTACAGCGCGGTCAAGCTGGGCGTATTCGACCAATTGAAAGTGTCTCGAAAACTGCTGCCGGTGCTGGCGGGCATTTTGGGCGAACTGAAGGGGGGTAAAATCACCATCGAATCAGCCCTGCCGATCATCGCTCAGTCTATTGCCGACCTCAAGGAAGAGGACTGCAACGCCATCATCCACCCATGCCTTGCGGTAGTTTCGCGGAAAAACGGCAAAAACTTCAACTCCGTGTTCACCGGCGGTCAGCTGATGTTCGATGACATCGATCTGATGACCATGCTGCAGATCGTCGGCAAGGTGGTTGGGGACTCGCTGGGAAATTTTTTGCAAGAACTCCAAGGCAGCGAGACGGGCGACCAGGCGCAGGAATAACGCTGGATGTGCTACCTGGTGGTGAGGATTACCTCATGCGTCCGGTGCGCAAGGGATTATGTAAATACGAGGCGCTCAAGGACGGGCGCATTGACCTCTACGACATCGCGCTGATGAACGACTACCTGGACTTGGAAGCCGATAACGAAGCGAAGATAGCGAAGTGGAGACAGGATAATGAACGTTGAAACCCTCAAGGACTTTCTGATCTCGCTGGGCTTCGAAATTGACTCGGCTGGAGAGAAGAAGTTTTCTGCCGTCGTCGCCGGTGTCACGGCGAACGTGCTCAAAATGGGTGTGGCGGTTGAGGGTGCGGCGCTGTCGGTCATTGCCTTCACAACGAAGATTGCCCAAGCATCCGATCGGCTGTATTGGGCATCGCAGCGCACCGGCGCATCCGTTGCCGGTATTCGCGCGCTGGGATATGCCGCATCACAAACAGGTTCAGATGCGGCCGCTGCCCAGAACTCGCTGGAAAGCCTCGCGCGTTTCATCCGTAACAACCCTGGCGCCGAAGGGTTCCTGAACCGCCTGGGGGTGAATACGCGCGGTGCAAACGGCCAGATGCGTGATACCGCTGCCATCTTTACCAGCGTCGGGGATAAGCTGCGCAACATGCCGTACTACCGCGCCAATCAGTACGCGCAAATGCTCGGCATTGACGAAAACACCATGATGGCAATGCGCCGGGGGATATCCGGGTTTACTGCAGATTATCAGGGCATGCTGAAGGCGGTAGGGCTGGACTCCGATAAAGCCGCTGCGCAATCCAATAAATTTATGACCTCCATGCGCAGCCTGACAGCGCTTCTGGGCATGGCAAAGGACAAGATAGGCTCCGACCTTGCTGGAGGCCTGAGCGGCTCACTGGAGTCGCTACGCAAGCGCATCATGGACAACTTCCCCAAGATAGAGGGCTTCATTACCAAAACGGTGAAAAGCATCCTCTGGCTGGCGGAGGTGTTCGGTCGAATGCTCTATCGCGGATACCAGGCGATCGACAAGGTGATCGAGTGGTGGAAAGGGCTTGATAGCGAGTCAAAAAAACTGCTTGGCACCCTTGGCGCGTTGCTGGTGGCCTGGCGCATGCTGAATAGCGCATTCTTGATGTCGCCTATCGGCATGATCACCGCGCTGGTGATTGGTCTTGCTCTGCTTTGGGACGATTATCAGACCTGGAAAGAAGGCGGCAAGAGCCTGATTGACTGGAAGGAGTGGGAGCCGGGTATCCGCAAGGCTCGCGATGCCATTATCTGGATCCGCGATAAGCTCATCGAACTGAAGGATGCCGTGGGCGGCTGGAAGGTCGTTCTTATGGGGCTCGCGACCTACATGGGGGTTACCTGGCTCAAAGCCATGATGGGGCCGCTAAGTACCGTCATTAAAACGCTTCAGGGGTTCCCTGCCATTTTCAGCGCAGCCATGACCGCCGCCGGCATTTACGTGATTATCGCTTCTATCAACGAAGCATACGAGCGAATGATTGCGCTCAGAGACGGGAAAACCTACGGGGCAATCGCCTCCCAGTCTGAGGAAATGACCGAGCTCGAGCGGCTGAAGCGAATGAACTGGGCAAATAATAATCCGGGCATTCCTTACCCGGAGGACAATCAGTACGGGCAATCAGTTAAACGTCCGCAGGCTACAAAAGCCGGGGCGGCGTTGCTGGGATGGCTCCAGCCAAAACTGACGCAGCTCGAGGCAATGTATAACCTGCCGGCGGGCCTGCTGCGAAGCGTGGCGCTGACGGAGTCCGGCGGCAATCAGTTCGCCATCTCCGGCGCAGGCGCGAAAGGCTTATTCCAGTTTATGCCTGGAACTGCAAAGGACATGGGCCTGCGCGGGAATGACGTTTTCGACCCGGAGAAATCAGCCAATGCGGCGGCCCGCTATCTGGGAATGCTGTTGCGTATGAATGGCGGTGACCTGGATAAGGCGCTGGCTTCCTACAACTGGGGGATCGGTAACGTTCAGAAACATGGTATGGGCCTGATGCCTGCGGAGACGCGGAACTATATTCCGAGAGTCCGCAGTAATATGCCTGGCGCCACGGTGCAGCAGGAAACCAATATTCACATCCACGGCGTGAGCGATCCGCTCAGCGCGGGTAAAGCCGCTGCAGGCAAGCAGGTAGAGGTCAATTCGCAACTTACTCAGCAACTGAAGAGGGTCGGATGATATGGATATTCTCTCGGTGCTGTTCTCGCAGCAGACCAGGAAGATCGGGGTCATCGTGCCAAGCGTCGCTATCTCCGAAAAGCACAACGACACGCTGGAGATTACTGAACACCCCGTAGAGCGGCCTACCGCTGAAGGTGCGGGGTTTATTTCCGACCATGCGTATCGGCGCCCCTCTGAGGTGACGATGGAACTGGGGTTCGCTGGTGGCGGTTCATTGCTGGATGGGGTGGACACAACGCAGATGTTCGATCTCAGTAGCGGCCTGTCATTGGGGGATAGCCCCCGCGACGTGTATCAGAAACTGCTCAACCTGCAACGCGACCGCCTGCCGTTCGACGTCACCACCGGCAAGCGCCAGTACCAGAACATGCTGATTAAGTCTCTGGATGTCACCACCGACAAAATCAGTGAGAACGTGCTGATGTGCGTATTGACGCTGCGAGAGGTGATCATCACGCAAACTTACACTATCAAGGTTGCCGATAAGTCGAATATGACTGACGGCGTCAGTACGGCGCCCGTTCAGGATGCCGGCGTTAAATCACCGAAGGCGGCGAACGAAAGCCTGTTGTTCCAGGCACAGGGCGGCGCAAACGCGCTGTTTGGTATTTTTAACCGAGGTGCCGGATGAATATTCAGGAAATTCCCCTGACGCCGACGAACCAGCAATTCGCTATCACGCTTGGAGAACAACAGCTCAACATGCGGATCACGTGGCGAGATGAGGCCGGTTGGCTGCTGGATTTAATGGACGGTGCTGGGGCTGAGTTGGTGAACAGCATCCCGTTGGTGCCTGGCGCAAACTTGCTCGGGCAATACGCCTATCTGGGACTGAAAGGCGCGCTGGCCGTGCTGGTGGATAACAACGAACCGGAGTTTCCGACGAAAACCAATCTGGGGATTGGCAGCCATCTTTATTACGTGCAGGAGTAGGTCATGAGTCAAAACTGGATGCGCCATTTTGAGCTGCAGCTTTTCGACCAGCAGGGGAATGGCGTCAGCCTGTCCGATTTCAAGGTGCTGTTCGACATTCAGAAAATGCCCGCGACGGTGTTCAACGGCTTTGTGGGCAACTTCAAAATTTACAACCTGTCGCCGGATACCCAGAACAAAATTATGGGCAAGGAGTTTTCCCGCATCCGGGTGATCGCCGGCTATGACGGTATCGCGCCTGATGCAGATGCCGACCAGGTCGGCAAGGTGCGCTCTGTCGATGCGGCGCAAAGCGGACAGCGTGACGGCCAAAACTTCGGGCTGATATTCAACGGCGATATTCGCTTCACCATTACCGGTAAGGACAACGTGACCGACAGCTGGATCCTGCTGCAGTGTATCGACAGTTGGGAGGGGCATCTCGGGGCTATCACGAAAACAACCGTGGCCGCCGGCTGGACGTATGCCGACCTGTTCGACCAGGGTATGAAGTCCTATGCACCGTTCGGGATTTCTGCCGGGTCAGTGCCGGACATGCCGCCTACCGTATTCCCTCGCGGAAAGGTCATTTTCAAAACCACGTCGGCGCTGATGTACGACATCGCAGGCCAGTGCAAGGCTAACTGGTGGTTCGAAAATAACCAGGTGCATATTCTACCGGAAAGCAAATACCTCAACGAGGCTATTGTGCTGAACGCGAACACAGGCCTGATTGACCGACCACAGCAGACGATGGGGAATGGCATTAATGCCCGCTGCCTGATTAACCCGAACATCAAACTCGGCGGCCTGATCCGTATCGACCAGGCGGCGGTTTACCGCGCCTCTCTGGCGAATGATGATATCGCAATGGCCGGTGGACGCCTGTCGGAGACGGAAGATAACGGCAACCTGTCAGTAAGCACCGGGCGCGGCGATCGCATCCCGCCATCCAGCATCAACATGGACGGGGATTACATCGTCTACAGTATCGACTATCATGGGGACACAAGGGGCAACGCCTGGTACATGGATCTGATGTGCATCGCGCGCGGCTCGAAAGATTTGCAGACTACTACGGCCTTGAATAAGGCATTACCACAGGAGTGACGTGTGAAGTTAAGCAAAGTGGTTTTACTTTTCACCATGCTGGTTTCCGCTCAGGCGTTTGCTGATGGGCAATGCGGCCCATTTAGATTGAGTGCTGGCCCTGGTGATGGACTGATGCACATTAATGGAGCTAAGCCACTGAGCCAAAAAGTCACTTTTTTGAAGAAGAAAGAGGACTACGACAATGTCATGTTTCAGTGGATGGTCGAAGACCCCAAAACAGGGCAACTGCTGGGAATCGAATACGTGAAGCGCGCCGGTAAGGCTATTCTGAACGCTGAGGCCGTCCGCGCCAACATGGACGCCCCCCGAGTGTTTGGCACCTATGACTGCGTGAAGGTAAAGTAGCGCATAAAATATCAGATTCACATAGACCCGCTTAGGCGGGTTTTTTTATGGGAAAAATTCATGCCGGTATCAATCCCTTCTCAGGTCGGCGGTGAGCAGAACATGGCTGCCGCGCTGACCGATGACATCATGTCAAATCTGCGCGTGGCGCTGCCTGGCATCATTCAGTCTTTCGACCCGGAAACCGTCACTTGCGTTGTGCAGCCTGCGGTCAAAGGCTATGAGTCCGACGACGCTGGAAAGAAATCTTCTCTAAGCCTGCCGCTGCTGGTGGATATACCTGTCATTTTCCCGCGTGGCGGCGGCGTCACGCTGACGTTTCCGGTCAAGGCTGGTGATGAGTGCCTGCTTGTTTTTGCAGACCGCTGTATCGATTTCTGGTGGCAGAACGGCGGGGTTCAGGAACCGGTGGACGGCCGCATGCACGATCTGTCCGATGCCTTCGCTATCGTCGGCCCGCAGTCTCAGGCTCAGAAAATCAGCGGCATCAGCACCAGAGCCGCACAGCTGCGCACCGACGATGGCGCCGCATTTATCGAACTCGACCCCAGCAGCCACGCGGTGACCGTTACCACGCCGGGCAAGCTGACCGCCAGCGCGCAGGGCGGCACGGAGATCAACTCCCCCGAGATTGTGCTCAACGGCAACGTGACGATTAACGGCAACCTGTCGCAGGGCATGGGGGACGGAGGCGGCACGGCGACGATGCTGGGGCCGGTGAACGTGACGAACGACGTTAAGGCCGGCGGCATCAGCCTGCAGACGCACAAGCACGGTGGTGTAGAAACTGGCGGCGGCCAGACGGGAGGCCCGCAGTGAGATATCGAAAAGAAGACAAGAATGGCGATTACAGCTTTGGGCGCGGCGAGGGGGATTTCTTCATTAACACGCCTGAGGCCGTGGGCATGGCGGTGATCAGCCGCCTGCAGCTGCGAAAGGGTGAGTGGTTCCTCGATACCACCTCCGGCACCGACTGGACGCAGATACTCGGCAAATACACGTCGGGCCTCTATGACATCGTGATCCGCGAGCGCATCCTCGGCACGCCGAACGTGACCGATATCGTCGAGTACCAGAGCCAGCGCGATGTTGATACGCGCGACCTCCTGATCACCGCCACGCTAAACACCGCCTTCGGCCAAACCTCGGTAACAACCTATGTATGAAGACATTATCGATTCGATGCTGCCAAAAATAACGGCGGCAGGGATGAGCGCGCCTGAATTCCAGACCATCCTCACCGGGTGGCAGACGATTTTTCGCGGCATCTATGGCGATGACATCTACATCGAGCCAGACAGCAAAGACGGCGTGCTGTTGTCGCTGATCGCCTACGCGATGCACGGCGGCAACAATGCGGCGATCGCCACCTGGAATGCGTTTAGCCCGGCGACCGGCACCGGCGCGGGGTTGGCGAGCAACGTCAAAATCAACGGCATCAGCCGAAAGGCGCCGTCAAATTCCACGGTTGACGTGAAGCTGATCGGCCAGGTTGGCATAGTTATCAGAAATGCCTCAGTACGCGATAGCGCTGGGAACCTCTGGGATTTACCGGCAGAGGTGGAGCTCGATATTCACGGCCAGGCGGTGGTAACGGCGACGGCGCAGAAGGCAGGCGCCATCACTGCGCTGCCCGGTGATGTTTCGCAAATCGCTACACCGACGCGCGGCTGGCAATCCGTCACGAACCCTGAAGCGGCCACCGCCGGCAAGCCGGTAGAAACTGATGCAGAGCTCCGCCAGCGCCAGGCGCTCAGCGTCGCGCTACCGTCCCGAACTGTCATGGAAGGCCTGATAGGCGCTATTGCCAATATCACCGGCGTGACGCGCTATAAGGGCTACGACAACGACACTTCGGAAACCGACATCAACGGCGTGCCGGCGCATGCGGTTTCGATGGTGGTAGACGGCGGCGATGCAGAAGAGATCGCCAGGATCATCGCGATAAAAAAATCACCTGGCGCGCCGACGTTCGGCACTACGACGGTGATCGTCAAAGATGCCTATGGCACAGACAAGCCGATCCATTTTTTCCGGCCGACCAAGGTGCCGATTTACGCCGCTATCAAAATTAAGGTGCTTCCTGGCTACACCAGCGACATCGGCGAAGACATAAAAAAAGCCGTGTCTGACTACATCAACACGCTTTACATCGGCGATACGGTCTATTTTTCGCGGCTCTACGTTCCCGCCACGCTGGGCAACGCTGACAGCGGTAAAACCTATGACCTGATGACGGTGAGCATTGGCAAAGATGCAGTCACGATGAGCGAGGCCAACATTCCGATCCTGTTTAACGAGTCTGCGACCTGTTCGCCGGAGAATATCGCAATTATCACGGTGGCATGATGACCAACAAATACACCGCATTAATACCCGCTTATCACTGCCAATTCCCCAACTACTTCGCCACCGTCAATGCGGTTACTGAGGCGTTCGTGCGCCAACAGGGCAGCACGCGCGGTATCGTGCCGGCCTTTGACCTCGACAACGCCATCGGCGCTCAGCTCGATGTTATCGGTCTGTGGGTGGGACGCGGGCGGCGCATACGCGCGCCGGCAGTGAACCATTATTTTTCGTTCGATGATCCGGAACTGGGTTTCGACCTGGGGACATGGAAGGGGCGCTACGACTCCGGCGATGAGTATATCGATCTGGATGACGACACTTATCGAACGGTACTGCGTGCAAAAATCGGCGCCAATAGCTGGGACGGCACTGTAGAAACGCTGCCCGCCGTTCTGGCGGCCATTTATCCGGATGGCGGTATTGCGATCACTTTTTCGGACAACCTAGATATGAGCATGACGATCACTGCTCGCGGTGCAGTAATACCCGCAATCACTAAAGAAATTATTCGGCAAGGTTATCTCTCGATTAAACCGATGGGGATCACCGTCAATTATGAAGTTGCGGAGGGATAAATGGCGAAGAATGAATTTAAACCGTTTGCCATCGGTGAATATGCAAACGTTTTGACCCAAGAAGAATATGAAGCGCTTCCGGCTGTCGGAGCTGGGTATACGGCAGGTATAGCGAAAAGCGAGCAGCTTAATAAAACATGGCGTCAGGCATCGGTAATGTCTGCTGTTTTAGGTAACTTTATTGCTGAGCAGTCTGGTGATGATGTACTCGATGATGGTGATTTAAATAAACTGAAGCTGTCTTTTGAGAAAGCAATTTATCAATATTTGACCGGTAGCTCAGTCGATGGGCGATATGTTTTAAAAACTCAGAAAGTTAACGGTAAATCGCTCTCCGGTGACATTGCGCTATCATCTGGTGACGTGGGCGCTCTGCCAATTACCGGGGGAACAATTACCGGGCCTATAAATACCCTGGGTGACGTTGGCACACAAGGCGGAGTATTTGTTTTTCGCAATGCTGAAGGGTATCAAACGGGCGTCGTGGCAGCTTATGATAATGGTTCACTGGCTGTAAGCCGAAGTGATAGTGGTCGCGGTTTTGGCGTGGATGCCGCGGGGAATTTTTACACAACTAATGGAGTTCCAATTTTCGAGTCGGGCCAACGGGTTTACAGCCCAAATAATCGACCGGATGAACTGCATGTCGATGGAGATAATTGGTGGTCGCGCGATTCTGCAGGGAAAATCGTGCAGGGAGGAATAGTAAATCGTTCGGCAAACTCAAATCCCGTGTCTTTCCCAATTCCATTCCCCAATAAATTATTAGGCATCAAGTTAACATTAAGACAGGTTAGCGAAAGCGGCGGCTCCACCGACAATATTATTGCCCAAGGTGCCAATAATTCAGGGTTCTTTGTATGGATGAACGCTAACGAATTATCAGCATATTGGGAAGCAACAGGGTATTAACTGTTTCAACAACTAAACTGAGAATAAATTTATGTCGAATAACGGTTTGCCAGTCACTGACGTGGTAGGGGTTTCTGTTACCCTCGGTCAGCGCCGTACTGCCGGCGCATCAGCAGGTGATGCATACGCCCAGGCGGCACAAGGTAGCGCAATTTCGGCGGCCAATTCTGCAGCGAAGGCTTCGCAGGCTGAACTTGGCGCAGTAGAAGCAGCTGAAGGCGTGGCTGAGAATGCAGTCATCGCGACAGATGCAGCCACCAAAGCCGAGGCGGCAGCAGAAAACGCCCAAAACATCGCAGACGCCAACACCTACTACACATCACCGTCAGACCCTGATGGGACGATTGCTGGGATCGCCGGTACACCAGATGGGAAAATGTTTCGCGTCGCAATTCAGGATGGGGCTGGCGTGACCGTATCGTTCAATTATTATAAAAATGATGCGGGTACTGCTATTTTCATAAATTCAGACCCCAGTAAAAGATTTGTTGATGCCACGAATGAAACGGCAAATCTTGCTATGGCTGGCGTTGATGAATTTAATTCACTGCGCTTGTATTACACCCTGAACGGAAACGGGCAATTTCCTTTCTATTTAGGAAATGGGGCTGATGGTGCATTAGCGATAGACAAAGATCGCGGGTTATGGCTTGCCGGTCTTCAGGCCGCAATTCAAGACTATGTCAATCAGTTAATTCCTCGGGCTGCCGGCGCATATTACAAAGGATTGACCCATGTAATAACAGACATCACCGGAAAAAAAGCATTGCAGTATTTCGATGGTGATAATGCTGCGTGGTTTGCCGGTTTAAGTGAATCTCTACAGGCGCACGTCAGCCAGCTAATCCCTCGCGGACAAGCTGTAAAATATCGTGATACAGCACATGTGTTTACAGATGAAACCGGCAAGGCTGGCTTTGGTCGCATAAATCGACGCGGTGAATGGTTTATCCCAGGCGTTGATGGGCCGCTGCAGGATGCGATCGGGAAAACGTCAGCCGATATTAAGATGGTAAACGGTAAGCCCACCCTGTTCTGGAAAGGGGCTCAGGTGTGGAATGATTATTACGTCACCAGTGCCAGGCCGGTTTCTGATAATGCCGCGCTTTTCACTTTTGAAAAAGACGATGGCACCGGCAGTTCAGGATTGCTGTTCATTCCAAGCATTCGTGAAATTCCAGTCACCTCAGCATTTATTCTTTGCTACATCTGCCTTGGTCAGAGCTTGGGCTCTGCATTTGACAAGCCAGGCCAAAATATTCGCGTTGTCGGTGCTGATCCACTGCTGCGTGGGCGTTGCCTATCTCCGTCTGGCCGCGCTGACGGCAACAGCGCCCCAGTGAGTCAGACCGATTTAGATCGTATTACTGACATGGGCTACAACATCGACCGCCAAGGCCACAACATCCCGCTCTCAAACGGCCTGATGTATGAAATGCGTGATGCAGGAATGAATCTGCCGACGATTATTAATGCGCCTTGCAACGCTGGCGGCCAGCCGCTATCTGGGATTTCAAAAGGGACGTTCGCTTACACGAAGAGCCTGGCAATGTTGTCACGCATTACTGAACTGTCACTGTCAATTGGCAAGCCTCTACGTAATGATTTCATCCTTTTCGAACACGGAGAAACAGATAACGATAACGGAAATTGCCCAACACCGGGTAGTTATCTGTCATTGCTTGGCCCGTATTTTAATGACTGCCTTACTGACTTCAATGGTATCACTGGCACCACTGTTGGCCCGGTTATCGTAATTGATCAAGTTGGCAGCCGCATCAATACCAAAGCCAACGATGTAGATGATGAGGGGAACCCGATTGGCGATCCGATAGTTGTTCAGCCGTATTCAGTTACCGCCACCGATCAGCTCACATATGTGCGGCAGCATAGCAATTCTATTATGTGTGGAACGAAATACTGGCTCAACTGGCTATATAATGACGGCTCACTTTCTCACCTGAACCAATACGGCAAGGTGTTGCAGGGCGAGGCTATTGAAAAGGCGGTTTATTGGCATCTTTATGACCCTGCCAAAAAGGGGACATGGAAGGGTACACGGGTACAGAGTATCGTTGTCAACGGCAAAGTGATTGACGTTAAGTATTACGTGCCGTTCCCGCCGCTGGTTATCGACACCGACTTCCTTGGCGACTGCGCTGGGAAAGGGTACTCCCTGGAAGCAGGGAGTGCGTCGGTAGTATCAGTGTCTGTTGTCGGCGGTGACACAGTCCGCCTGACACTCGACCAGGCGCCAGCGACCACAGACCACTTGCTAATCGGGTTCACAAACACCACCCCGGCAAATAACGGAAATATTTACCCGCTTGTTTGCGTGCACGATTCATCGCCGTGGGTATCACGTTACATCACGAAAAACAGTAATCCGGTTCCGCTCTATAACTGGGCAACCCTCGATCGCATTCCATTAACTGGGGAGTTTTAACATGGCAACAGGCATTAATACCGGCGTAGCATTCAACACTAGCCGCTGGTCACCGATTGATCTAACCGGACTAATTTTGAATGCGACAACGCTTTTTAATACTCATAAAGCCCGCGTTCTGGCCGATGGCGGTATTATTCCCGACGAAGCTGGCTGCCTGGCTCGCTTTAAATTGCTCGTCGATAACGGAATGTATGAAAATATCGCCGTTTCATTAACGCCGCGATTTGGTATCAAGCTCGCAGATGATGGTGTCTCAGTACAGAAAATTTATAATCTTTCTGGCCCGGATTTTATCAGCGTATCTCAATCTGGTAGCTGGCTGCCGCAATGGAATTCGGCAACTGGCTCTGTTCGCGTGCAGGTGAATTCGTCGGCGGCAGGCTATCTCCAGTCTGCCAGTAATATCACGGTTCAGGTTGGCAATTCATACGTTGTCAGTTGTGTGGGTAAAGACACTAATCCTACTGACGCGGTTGGCCTCACGTTGGGTGCGGTGATTGGTAATTTGCCGATGGCATATTGCCGTATTCAAAAAACACCGACACAGGACGAGGCATATCGCTACGGAACACGCGATAGCGCGTATACGAGTCCCAGCAGCGCCGGCGGCGCGGTCAGTGCCGTTAAAACTCCGTACATCGATTATCAGCCGTCTGCCGCATTTTTCGATGTCAGCGCGGGCGTTGTGACGCCGTTCGACAACGGCCGCATTGGGACACCGGCAACGGCGGCAACCGGCGCACTTTATGCGATGCGTTCCGCTACGCCTGTAATCATCGGAAACCCGGCGTTTACAGGTTCTGTGATGCAAAACTGTGATGGCTCGTTCCGAGATTTCACAATTCTGAGCTCTGCTCAATCCGCTGATGCGCTGATTTTGTCTCGCATCGCGTAACACGTGCCGGGAGGGAACCCGACTATTTGTAAAGCGTGGCAAAGTCGAATGCGAGCGCCGCATCAACGGCTTTGCCCTCTGTTTCAAACGGTACCTCTGACACGAGCGGCCAGCGCCCCTTGTGCCACACATATAGCCAGTGCTGCTGCTCTTCGTCTTCGCGAATTGCGAACATCGGATGGGTAGCGTCACAACAAGGGAGTGGAGCTATTCTTTGGGTGGTTTTGATGCAGGGAAAAGGCCTCTAATTACGCCCAGGAAAGCAGCAAAAACATTCAATGTTACAGCTGTGGTTATTGCGATCATTACTTCATCAGGAAAGATTTTAAAACCGAATATTGAGCTAAAACCATAGCAAAAAAGCAAGATGGACCAACCATATAACGTCTTCCTAACTACTTTATATGCTTTATCCCCAAATTTTTCTCTTAAGGCTCTATCTGCTTTCCTATCTTCAACGTCCTGAATTGTCAATGCGTCAGTAAACGTGGATCTTTGCCCGTTTGGTGGCACGTCTTCTTGACTTAGCACTACAGGGCCAGGGCGAATTGTTGATTCAGAAAAGAATGGATTCCCTCCGGCATTTTCGCCGGAGGGTGCATTTGAACCTGTTTGATTGGACTGATCTGTCATTGTGGATGGATAAAGTTCTTCATATCGTCGAGAGAGATGATGCTACCGTTATCTGGCCCTTTAGACCAAGCCGCTCCATCCGCATGCGTCAGAGAAGACAATTCTGGCCCTGAGTATTTTCCATAATTTGTCGCGATCTGATCTATTAGTTGTATAGCGTTGGCGTCATGTGGATTGATCTCTGGCGTAACAATTTGAACCCCATTTGGCGTCTGTATGAGCCCTGACATTTTACGCATTACGGGCATGTAGCCATAAGGTTTCAGTTCGTGATAGATGGAAGGAATTACTGGACCAAATTTCCACCTTTCAAAATTATCGTCAAACAATGGCTGGCCGTTATGGAAACGCAGGTACCATGACTGGGTATAGAACAAAAGTTTTTGTACCTTCATCGGGGTGAGGTCAGGTATAAGGCCTCGTTGTGCCCGATCAATGAAGGCGTTGGCTACTGCTTGTGCTGAATACGCCATCTTGTGCCTCCTTTGGTTTTTATTTAGACAAAACAACCCTCACCAAAAGTAAACGCTCTCGGATAAAAGGGCTGTATGGATTTACAGTTGTTCTTGTTAGGAACAATGATATCACAGGGTGTGCTTAAATGCAGAACTTAAAGATTAATAAAATCATGCGGTTGCAATAAAGGTTGTTTTTTCTTTATGTTGTTTTTTGATATGTCAACCGCTTTGTCAAGAGATTGTACTTGGTGTCGCTCTTACTGACCCTTGGCCGCCCGCAACTGCTCGAATTTCTCATGCAGTGATTTCGGGTAGAGCTCGGTGTATACCTGCCAAAGCAGATTCAAGTTGCGATGGCCGGTGACCTGGGCAACTTCCTCAATGCTAAACCCCGCCTCAAAAAGCCTACTGGCCGCCTCACGACGCATATCGTGATAGCGCAAGTCCTCTATGCCTAATCGGTCTCTGACGCGCTGGAAGCCTGAACTAACGGACTGTGGCTTGTATGGGAAGATAAGCTCGGATTTTTTCGGCTGGCGCTGAACGATATCCCAGGCCTCGCCGAGTAGCGGCACCATCATATGATTGCCGGCTTTCTTTCTCGGATCCTTCCTGTCTCTGACCATCACAGCCCGCTGCTGCTCGTTCACGTCCTCCCACCTTATGCGGCAGACTTCACCTATCCTCATGCATGACAGTATCGAAAAATTGAGAATATCTTCGTAGGGAATGATTGCCTGGCGCTTACCTGCGCGCTCTCTCAAGCCAGCGACAAGACGATCCAGCTCTTCACTAGCTGGCCTCCTGGCTCTGCGCTGCGATTTGCCAACAAGTCCCATCGAAAGTGCTGTGGGGCGCGCGTCCCTTGCTGGGTTTCTGACGTACTCGATGCCATAGATAGGCTTGGCAGAAGAGAGCACCGAGGATAGATAACTAAGGTCATGCGCCACTGTTGCCGGCCCTGCGCCAGCTGTGGCGCGGTCACGACAATGCTCTATGACATGGTGATCTTGGAGGTCAGACAGCTTAATGCCGGCGATATCGCAATCAACTAGCATGTTCAGGACGTAAGTTTTGGTTCTTCCTGACTTTCCACCAAGGGAAGGGTCGTTAAGATATTTTCTGATTAGCTCGCCAACCGTAATGTCAGTTGGCTTACTCTCTCCTGGCACCCCATCGGCTTCGATCTGGGTCACCCTGTTGGCACCCCACGTTTTAGCGAGCTGGTGGCGCCCGAATGTTTTACTTTCACGGTAGATGTATTTCCCGCCTTGCTTCACACCGACGGTGCAGCGGTATCGCGTAGTGCCATCAGCGCGCTGGCGCTTTTCTATGCTATAGTATGCCATCTCAATTCCTTTGCCGGATTCCGGGTCACCATAAAAATGGGGTGCTCCGTGGGGTGCTGACAAAGAGAAAATATACTATTTGGTTACCGTATGCACCTAAATATACCCAAACAAGAAGCAGGCTCGGCGGGCGTTACGCCTGAGGATATGCGAAAACACCCGCGTTGCCGTTTCTCCATCGCGCCGATGCTCGACTGGACCGATCGTCATTGCCGTTACTTCCACCGCCTGCTGACCAAGGAAACGCTGCTGTACACCGAAATGGTGACCACCGGCGCGATCATCCACGGTAAAGGCGACTACCTGGCCTACAGCGAAGAAGAGCATCCGGTGGCGCTGCAGCTGGGCGGCAGCGATCCGGCCGCGCTGGCGCACTGCGCCAAACTGGCGGAGCAGCGCGGTTACGACGAGATTAACCTCAACGTCGGCTGCCCGTCCGATCGCGTGCAAAACGGCATGTTCGGCGCCTGTTTGATGGGGCAGGCGACGCTGGTCGCCGACTGCATCAAGGCGATGCGCGACGTGGTGTCGATCCCGGTGACGGTGAAGACCCGCATCGGCATCGACGATCAGGACAGCTACGCCTTCCTGTGCGACTTTATCGAGACCGTCGCCGGGCGCGGTGAGTGCGACATGTTCACCATTCACGCGCGCAAGGCCTGGCTCTCCGGCCTCAGCCCGAAAGAGAACCGCGAAGTGCCGCCGCTGGACTACCCGCGCGTTTATCAGCTGAAGCGGGATTTCCCGGCGCTGACCATCGCCATCAACGGCGGGGTGAAAACGCTGGAGGAGGCGCGGCAGCACCTGCAGCATCTGGACGGCGTGATGATGGGGCGCGAGGCGTACCAGAATCCGGGCATCCTGGCGCGGGTCGACAGCGAACTGTTCGGCGCGCAGACCGCAGTGCCGGACAGCGTGGCGATCGTCGAAGCGCTGTATCCGTATATCGAGCGCGAGCTGTCTAACGGCACCTATCTCGGCCACATCACCCGCCACATCCTCGGTTTGTTCCAGGGCGTGCCGGGCGCGCGCCAGTGGCGTCGCCACCTGAGCGAGAACGCCCACAAGCCGGGCGCCGATGCGCGGGTGGTGGAGCAGGCGCTGGCGCTGGTGCGTCAGCCGCGTGTCGAAATGGCGTAACCCACAAAAATTTTGACCAACAGTTAGTCTTTTTCGCCAGGCATTCGGCGCGTTGCCGGATGCCTGTCCCATCTTTTCAATTGGTTAGCCCTTCCGCCATTCTGGCACGCTTCTTGTAATCCATTCAGCAGATACGTTGAGTTGCAAAGGAGCAATCATGTTGGAAATCTTCTTTCTCATTGGCTTTGTGGTGATGCTGATGGTGACCGGCATCTCGCTGCTGGGGATCTTCGCTGCGCTGTTGGCGGCGGCGGCGTTCATGCTGGTGGGCGGGTTGTTCGCGGTGGTCATCAAGCTGCTGCCGTGGCTGATTTTGGCGGTGGTCGGGGTATGGATTTACCGCACGATGCAGAAACCGCAGGCCAGGCGTTACTGATTTTTTGCTGAATAATCAGACAGTCACACTGAAACTTGCACAATTTTTCGCACCGCGAATGCGGCAACGATCACAGCTTGGCAGTTTTCCCCGGCGATGTGGCACATAAAGCGTGTTTTTTGCCGAACGGGGCTGTTAGGATGTGGGGCGATGCAGTGATGCGACCGATTTCATCACCGTGAGAGACAACCAAAATTCGTGTTGCTAAAGCAACCCCCTGTCTCTGGCGGACTCTGCTCTACCCCTACAAAACGCAGTAACAGAAAGGGCTCCGCAAGGAGCCCTTTTCTTTTGCCGCTATCAGGGGATCAGCAGGCTGGAGCCGCTGGTGCTGCGGCTTTCCAGCACCTGGTGCGCCCGCTGGGCGTCGGCCAGCGCAAATTTCTGCTCGTCTCTCACCTCCACCCGAATGGCGCCGCTGCCGATCAGCGAGAACAGCTCGTTGCTGGCGTACTGCAGTTCGGCGCGGTTGGTGACGTAGCCGTTGAGGGAAGGGCGGGTGACGTACAGCGATCCTTTCTGGTTGAGCAGCGCCAGATCGACGCCGGTCACCGGGCCGGAGGCATTGCCGAAGCTGACCATCAGGCCGCGGCGTTTCAGGCTGTTGAGCGAGGCCTGCCAGGTGCTTTGCCCCACCGAATCGTACACTACGCCAACTTTCTCGCCGTGCGTCAGCTCGGCCACCCGCTGGGCGATATCCTCTTTGTGGTAGTTGATGGTGGCCCAGGCGCCGGCCTGTTTCGCCAGGGCGGCCTTCTCGTCGGAGCCGACGCTGCCGATCAGGCGCGCACCCAGCGCTTTGGCCCATTGGCAGGCGATAAGGCCAACCCCGCCGGCGGCGGCATGGAACAGGAACACTTCACCCGGCTGCACTTCGTGAGTCTGGCGCAGCAGGTAGTGCACCGTCAGCCCTTTGAGGAAAGAGGCGGCGCCCTGCTCAAAGCTGAGGTTGTGCGGCAGCAGCGCCACTTTTTCTTCCGGCACGTTGTGGATCTCGCTGTAGGCGCCGAGCGACGACTGCGCATACACCACCCGGTCGCCCGGTTTGATCGCGCTGACCCCGGCGCCGACCTTGACTACCACGCCGGCCGCCTCGGTGCCGAGGCCGCTCGGCAGGCTGGCCGGCGCGTACAGCCCGCTGCGCACATAGGTGTCGATGTAGTTGATGCCGATCGCCTTGTTCTCGATCTGCACTTCCCCGGCAGCCGGATCGAGTGGTGTAAAATCAACGTATTGCAAGACTTCCGGCCCGCCGGTGGCGGAGAATTGAATGCGCTTGGCCAT